TGGCGCAGCGGGATTACCGGTCCTGGCTGCTGGACCATGGGGTAGGGTCTGCGCTGGCGGTGTTGGCGCAGGCGGCTCCAGAAGCGGCTCAGGCTCTGCGGCAAGAGGTAAGCGGCGATCGGTCGGCAGTGGAGGCGCTGTTGGAGTTGTTGAAGGCGGGGGATGCCGAGTTGAGACAGGCGGCGGCCAGGGAATTGGGAGCGACGGGCTTGGCCATGGTGGTGCCCGCGCTGCGGTTGGCATTGCAAAAGGAGAAGGATGAAGCGGTTCAACAGACGCTGATCATGGCCCTGGGACACGTGGCGGGCTGGCGAGATGGGGACCGGCGGGCGGCGGCTACCAGCATTCTGGATAGGGCGGATATTAAGACGGCGGCCAAGCAAGCGCTGGCGTTAGACGAGGAAGACATTGACGCTGCAATTGAGAGAGAATTGGAGAAATTGGCCCAAGACAGCCAAGCGGGAGATGTTGGCGCGGCTGCGGGAGAAGGGAGAACAGGCACAGGCTAAAGGACAGCCAGCCCCTGGGCATTGGGATGGTTGGCTGACGACGTTGTTCCCGAGTTATTTTACGGCCCCCTTTGCGGCGCATCACGAGGATTTCTGGCGGTGGATTTGGGATTTGAAGGGGGAACAGCCTCCAGCCTTGATTGTGATCTGGCCTCGATCTGGAGGCAAGTCGGTGAACGCGGAGACGGCGGTAGTGGCCGTTGGAGCGCGGGAGGTGCGAGATTACGCCTGGTATTGCTGCGAGACGCAGGAGCAGGCGGATAAGCATGTGGAGACCATCGCGGCGATGCTGGAGAGCGAGATTGTAGAGCAGTATTATCCTTCATTGGCAGCTCGCAGGATCGGCAAGTATGGACACTCGAAAGGCTGGCGGCGGAGTAGGCTGTGGACAGCGAGTGGATTCACGATTGATGCGATCGGGTTGGATGTGGCGGCGCGAGGGGCGCGGGTCGAGGAGAGCAGGCCAGGGCTGATCGTCTTTGACGATGTGGATAGCAAGCATGATTCGCCCAAGACAACGCAGAGGAAAATTGACACGATTACCACCTCCCTGCTGCCAGCGGGGGCCTCGGACGTGATTGTGCTGTTCGTCCAAAATCTCATCACGCCTGACAGCATCGCCTCGCGGTTGGCGGATGGTCGGGCTGAATTCCTGGCCAACCGGGTGATCAGCGGGCCGTATCCAGCGATCGAGGGGCTGGCCTACGAGCAACGGGAGGGGCGCTATGTGATCACGGCTGGCCAGGCGACCTGGGTGGGGCAGGATCTGGAGACGTGCCAGCGACAGATGGACACTTGGGGATTGAGTGCCTTTTTGCAGGAAGCGCAGCACAAAGTGCAGATTCCCCCAGGGGGTATGTTTAACCACCTAGAGTATCGGCACTGTACCTGGGATGAATTGCCCGATCTGGTGCGAGTGGTGGTGTGGGTGGATCCAGCGGTGACGGCGACGGATCAAAGCGATAGCATGGGCATCCAGGCCGATGGGGTAGGGGAAGATGGGATCATTTACCGGCTGTGGTCGTGGGAGCAAGTCACCTCGCCGGAGGATGCACTGAGGCGGGCCATCCGCAAGGCGCTGCAATTGAAGGCGGAGAGCGTGGGGGTGGAAACGGATCAGGGCGGGGATCTGTGGGAACCGGTGTATGATCGGGTGTGGGAGCATTTGGTCAAGGATGGGGAGATTGCGGCCAGTACAAAGAAGCCAGAATTCAAGGAGAACAAGGCGGGGGCAGGATATGGGCCGAAAGTGCATCGGGCCAGTCAGATGCTGGTGGATTACGAGCAGGGGCGAATTGTGCATGTGCTCGGGACTCATGCGGTTCTGGAACGGGCATTGAACCGGTTCCCGAGGACTAAGCCGCTGGACCTGGTGGATGCCGGGTTCTGGTCGTGGAACGATTTGAGGGAGGAGAGTCCGCCCCCAGCGGGGGAGACGGTAGATGTGCCCATCGAGGCGTACACGGGACGGGAGCGGAAGAAAGGGTTGTGGCGGTAGGGATTGGTTAATAATTATTAAGCATTGAGGAAGGGAACAACAGGTGATAGGCAGGACATATAATTGCTATTATCGCTACAGGGGCAAGGGGTGATTATGGCACTAGGCGAGCGGATCATTGAGATGTTGGGCGGGGTGACCCGCATTGAGGCTAAGGAAATGGCGGCCCGGGCGGCCGAGGCGGCTTATGAGGATATGGGGGAAGATGAGCCGGTCAGCGGGACGGTGAGAAAGCAGGGCTATAAAACGCTGACGGGGCAGGCCATTCGGGATTTTGGCGGGCTGGATTATGGCAAGGTGCTGAGCACGGCTTGGAAACTATTTTTGTCGAATCCGGTGGCCAAACGCTATCTGCGGGTGAAGCGGGATTATATCCTCGGCCGGGGAATCAAGCCACATGCGAAAGATGAGGATCTGCAAGTGATCCTTGATGAATTCTGGAAGGGGAACAAGCTAAATCAACGCCTGAAAAAGTTTGTGTTGCAATTATTCTTGTTGGGAGAGCAAATGTACCCGGCGTTTGTGCGGGAGAGCGATGGGCGGGTGCGTTTGGGCTACATTGATCCGGTGGAGATCGAGCGGGTGATCACGCATCCAGAGAATGTGTTGGAGCAGTGGGCAGTGGTAATTAAGGAAAGGCACACAACAACGGATGCATGGATTGACACGGAGGGGAAACGGGTCTATCGGATCATCCGGGAGGATGAGGGCGTGGTGGATGGGAATGGAGACGTCCGGCCGCCGAAGTATCCGGGGCTGCTGGTGACTCATGAGCAGGTGGAATTGGAAGATTGGGAAAGGGAGATGCTGAAGACCTACGGCCTGACGGGATACAGCGGCTCCTGTTTCTACTCCTCCGTCAATAATTTGAGCAATCAGCCTCGGGGTTACAGCGATCTGCTGCAGGGGGCGGATTGGTTAGACCAACTGGATACGATTCTGTTCGCGCTGGCCGATCGGGAGAATATGGCGGACTACTTCTCCTTTGACGTGACGCTGGAGGGGGCGGATGAAGATGAGGTGAAGAAGCGGGCCAGGGAATTATTGCGGAAGCCGCCCAAAAAGGGGAGCGTAAACGTCCATAATGACAAGGAGAGTTGGAATCTCAACCGGCCTGATTTGAAACAGGCGGGGAGCATTGAGTCATCCAAGACCATCTTGACCTTTATCCTGGGTGGTTTGGCCATGCCGAGACACTGGTACGGCTTCGGAGATGAAACGAACCGGGCGACGGCCGAGGCGCAGGGGGCTCCCACCTGGAGGACGATGGAGACGGAGCAGGATGAAGCGCGAGACATGATATTGGAGATGTTGCGCTTTGCGCGGGACCAGGCTCTGATTGCAGGGGCGTGGAAGCCGAAAGCGAAGGGAGATGGGGAGATCACGTTACCGATGCCAGAGATGGCCAGCAAGGATGTGGCTCAAATTGCGCAGGCGATGAATCAGGTGGCTGTGGCCCTGACGATCGCAGTGGATACGTTGGGCTTGATGAGCGTGGAGAAGGCGTCCGAGGTGTGGGCCAAGGTGGTGACGGAGCTGGGGGTAGAGTTCAACCCGGCCGATGAATTGAAGAAGGTGCGGGGGGAAAATGAGGCTCAGGAATTGGCTGACGAGGCGCGGATGAATCAGAACTTGTTGGTGCGATTGGGGCAAAGTGAATGGGAACACAGATAACAGCCAAGGTGCGGATAGATTTTGATGAGCCATCTAAAACGCAAGTCATTATCCGAAAAGTCCTGATTGATGAGGACGCTGAAAGAAGATGTCTGGGCAAATATGGTCTGAGCAAACAAGGAGATTGGATTTTTATACCCGAAGGTCAACGCTATCCAGATGAATGTCTCTTGCCTGTAGAGATTGGTAAGATTGAATATGCCGACTTCTGAACAGCGCCGTTATGTTAAAAAGCTCAATGAGATCATGGAGCGCTTCCTCCGTTTGGAGGACAGGACGCTCCGGCAGATGGTAGAGGCGCTGCAGAATTTGAGACGGGGGATTGCGGCTGATCTGACGGAGGTGGGGGGATTTGAGGCGTATCACCTCCAGCAGTTGCAGGACAGTGTGGAGCGGCTCATCGCACAGTTTGACGCTCAGTTGACGGGGGAATTGCGGACCTCGTTGGGAGAGGCGTATACCCTGGGTGGCCAGGGCGTGGTGGAGCCGCTGGAGACGGCGGGGATTGAGGGGATATTCCATCAGATCAATGCGGCGCAACTCAACGCGGTCATGGATTTCAGCGCCGACCTCATCCAGAATATCTCTACTCCGATGCGGGCCAAGATCAACACGCAATTGCGGTTGGCGGTGCTAGGTCAGAAAAGCCCCTTCAAGACAATGGAAGAGATCACGCGGATTTTGGGGGTGAAGGCCACGGATCTGCGGTGGGGGCTTCTGAGGCGGCCCGAGGTGGTGAAGGGTGTGGCGGCCCGAGCTGAGGCGATCCTACGGACAGAGATGACACGGGTGTATAACCTGGGCCATTTCAGCCAGCAGATGTCCACAGCGCAGCGGATTGAGGGAGTACTGAAGCGGTGGATGGCGACGGGGGATGCGAGGACCCGGGATAGCCACCTGGTGGCACATGTGCGCTATATGAAAGATCCGATTCCGGTGGATCAGCCTTTCCAGGTGGGCGGGGCCAAGCTGATGTATCCAGGGGACCCGGCGGGGCCGCCAGAGGAGACAATCAATTGCCGGTGCCGGAGTGTGACGATTCATGTTGAGATTGGGGTGGTGGCCACGCCGATGGATTTGTTGGTAGATCGGGAACGTCAGCAGAGGAAGCAAAAGAAGGCGGCATGACGTTTATTTCTCTTGCAAAGTGTGGGGTTTTGTGGTAGAATGGATACCAAGACCAGAGCATTTCTGATGGCAATACGACAGGCTCTCATCATTGCGCTGGGGGCGATTGAGGAATTTTTGGGGATGCCCAGGAGTATTGTACCGAAGAGGAAGCGGTAAGGGGTTTGAATAACAAGAATCCCGATTGAGGGATTGAAACTTAATAGCTACCGGGTGTAAACTCAGCGGCTCATTTTCCGGAGAGCGGTCGGCACGGCGGCCACCCTTCGGGGGTGAGCCGCTTTTTTGTTTGCGGGAGATTGCTTCGTCGCTTCGCTCCTCGCAATGACGAATTCAGGAATGATAAGTGAGCTTATCACTACAGAGGGAAGATGCCCTGGCATATTGAGGAACGTGATGGCAAATATTGTGTCATCAAAGATACTGATGACTCTGTAGAAACATGCCATGATACAGAGAAGGCAGCGAAGGCCCACATGGCGGCGTTGTATGCCAATGAGCCAGGAGCGCAGGAGGTAGTAGACATGGGCGATGAAGGATTAAGCCTACTTGAATTGACATTAGGGCGGGTGATGGAATTCCAGGGATCACCACGCAATCCGTATGGGACCCATGCCAGCAAGGGCTATACTGGTGGAAAAGATGGATGGAAAAGGGATTGGCGTATCTACCTGTCTGGCATGGATCAGGGAGCCATCCAGGGGACCATCCGGCGCATTGCGATGATTGGGGCAGGGATGAAGCCTGCCTGCAAGATACCGGAGATGAGCGCTGAGGATGTGGGGCCCCGGGCTGGGGCAGCAGGCAAATTACCTGGGGAGATCCATGAGAAGCCGAAAGATTATGGATTAAGCAAATGGAAGACTCCTGGAGAAGATGATCTTAAGCGGGAGGATATCCAGCTCACATGCCAAGATTTGACTGATCTGAAGCGGATGTGTTTGCAGGAGATCCAAAAGCGGAAGAAGGAAAGGGAGAAGAAGGAATCTATCAGTTACGATGAAATCACGCGCAAGGTGCGCGATGCTTGGCGGGTCCAATTTGGCAAAACGGCTGGTGCGCCAATAGCTGAAGAATCTGGCTGGCCAAAAGAGGTGATGGACGACCAGGTCATCGTGGAACTGCCTGATGGACTATTTTCCTACCCTTATGCAATTAATGATGCGGGTGAGGTGGAGTTTGGGGAGCCAATGAAGGTGGAGGTGACTTATCAGAAGACGAGTGAGTATTTTGAGGTCGCTATCTGCCCTCGCAGCGCTGAGGGGAAGAAGGCGGAATTTGCAGGACGCGAGTGGGATGTGACGATCCTTGGGGCCAGGGAATCCTCTGATTTGATTGAGATGGAGGAGCGCAAATTCATCAAGAGCAAGAATGGGCGGCTGTACGATGTGGAGGCGCTGAAGGAATCGGTGCCGATGTGGGAGGGGGTCAAGGTTTACGACAATCACCTCACAGATGAAGAGTTCAAACAGAAGGCGGGGATGCGTTCAGTGGCCAAGGAGTGGATTGGCTCGATCACGAAGCCGAAATGGATCGGGGGAGCGTTGCCTCGCCTTGATGGTATCTTGAAGATTGTGGAGGAAGCCGTAGCGAAGAAGCTCAAGGCGGCTTGGGATCA